GGAAGGGCAGTTCGTCGTCGGGCTGTGCGCGGCGAACAAAGAAGGGCCGCGGAAGCGGTTCTGGGAGCAGATGGCCGCCTTCGCCCAGTTCCACGCCAAGTACCCGGACTCCCGGCTCGCGATCCATTCGCTGATTGAGCCGCGCGGCGGGGTGAACCTGCGGGCGGTCGCCGCGAACCTCGGCATCACCGGCGCCGTGTACTTCCCCGACCAGTACTCCTACCTGTGCGGCATGATGAACCAGGAATCCCTGGCCGCCTGGTACGGGGCGCTGGACGTGCTTACCAACGTGTCCAACGAAGGGTTCGGCCTCCCGGCGGTCGAGGCGCAGGCGTGCGGCACCCCCGTCGTGCTGATGGACGCGGCGACGGGGCCGGAGTTGTGCGGGTCGGGGTGGGAGGTCGGCGGCCAGGAAGACTGGGTGCAAGGGCACGACTCGCGCTGGGTGTGCCCGTCGATTACGGGGATCGCCGCCGCGTTCGAGAAGGCGTACCTGTCCGTGCACGACGGGTCGATGGGCCCCCGCCGGGAAAAGGCGCGGCAGTTCGCCCTCGGCTACGACGCGGACCTGGTATTCCAGCAGTACTGGGTGCCGGTCCTCGCAGCCTTGGACGAGCGCCGTGTCCACGTCATGACTGCTGCGGCCCGGGGCGCGGTGAAACCGGCGCCGGCGCGGGAGGATGTGCGGGACCTGCTGGTGGTGGTGCCGTCCCGTGGCCGGCCCGGGCAGGTGAAGCAGCTGGTGGCGGCGGTCGCGGAGACCGCTACCGCGCGGACGGACGTGCTGTTCGCGCTCGACGATGATGACCCGGAGCTGGCCGAGTCCCTGTCCGCTGCCCGCAGTTCCACGGCGGCCGGGGCGCTGGTGGACTCCGGCCCGCAGCGGCCGGCGGCGCAGCGGGTCAACCAGGCCGCGCTCGAGCATGCGGGCAGTTACCGGGCAGTAGCGTTTTTCACCGACGACCTGGTGCCCCGCACGGCCGGCTGGGACGCCGAGCTGCTGACGGCGCTGGACGCTGGGGCGGGGTTCGCGTACCCGTGCGACCCGGCCCGGCCGGGCGTGCCGGCGGCGATCGCGGTGTCTTCGGATGTGATCACGGCGCTGGGGTGGCTGTGTGAGCCGTCGCTGGATCATTCCTATTTGGGGAACGTGTGGCTGGACCTGGGTAAGCAGGCCGGCTGCCTGGTGTACCTGCCGGATGTGACCGTTGAATGCGTCCCCGCCCCCGACGGCGCCGGTGTGGTGAGGTCCACCGCCCCGGACGAGGTGGCCTACCACAGGTGGCGGCAGGAACGGATGCGCGCCGACGTGGCCACCCTGCGTGAGCTGCGGGCCCGGCGGGCGGAAGCGGCGCTTGAGCGAGAGGTGTCCTGATGGCCAGCAGTTACCAGATCACGGTCGGTATCGGCACCCTGCCGGTGCAGCTCATCAACTGCCCCCAGACCTCACCGGCCCGCGGGCCGGCCGCATGGTTCACGCTGGCCAACGGCACCGGCGGCGCCGTGTATGTGGGCGGCGCGGCGACCGGATTGGGCACGTTGAGCGGCTACCTGATGGGCACCTCCACGTCGCTGACCGGGTACGTGTTCCCCGGTGACCAGATCTACGGGTATACGACGGGCACGACCGTCGTGTCGGCGCTGGTGACCGGCGCCGCCGGCGTTCTCTAACCCCCCTGCGTCCCCCGTAACCCATTCAGCAGCGTGTGGCGGGGGTGACCTGCGATGCCTGTCTCCGCTAGTTCGACCCCGTGGACGCTGCGGATGCCCGCCGGGTCCGCGCAGGAATGGGCGTTCACGCTCAACGCGGCGCCGACCGGGGGGTACACGCCGCCGTGGCCGATCCCCGGCGGCACCACCTGGGAATACGTCGTGCGCCCGACACCCACCGATGACAGCTCGCCGCTGATCGACATCACCACCACGTCAAGCTCCGCAGGGGTAATCACGGTCACCTCGACGTCGCTGCTGTCACAGGTGCAGCTGACCGTCAACGCCCCGGCCACCGCCGGCCTGGACGGCACCTACTACCACACGCTGTGGATGAACCCCGGCACGAACGGCGCGTTCGCCTGGATCACCGGGGTGCTGATCGTCGCCGGGAACCCCCAGCCCTGACCTGCCCTTTTTCGCGTCTTTTCCTGCCCCCAGCGAGGGAGTCCTGTCATGCCGTTCAACAACACTGCTATCGACCAGATGCTGGACGCCCTGAACGGCGGCTCACCCTTGTCGATCATCGCCTACGCGTCGCTGCACACCGCCTACTCATCCTCCGGCTTGAACGAGCTGACCGGCGGCTCCCCCGGCTACGCCCGCGAGGGCGTCACCTGGTCCGCAGCCAGCACCGGGTCGAAGCAGTCGGCGTCGGTCGCGGGCGCGTTCAACGTCCCCGCATCGACGACGGTCGCCTACGTCGGGCTGTGGTCCGCATCCTCCAGCGGGACTTTTGCGGGGATGGGCCCCAACGGGGGCGCGACCCAGTACGGGTTCACTGCGGCGACGTCGGGGAACCTGTTCACCGCCCCCGGCTCGTCCTACAGCGCTGGCCAGACGGTTGTGCTGTTCGACGGGGCCGGTTCGACGATCCCGTCGAACTTCACCGTCGGCACCGTCTACTACATCATTTCGCCGTCGGGTGCGACGTTCGAGCTGTCCGCATCCTCGGGCGGCGCGGCGATCACGGTCAACGCGGCGGGCGCGGGGATCGTGCAGGCGATCACGCTGGAGTCGTTCGGCGCGCAGGGCACGTTCACCCTGTCGTCCGAGACGCTGAGCCTGGTCTGAGCCGCACATGGCCGTCATCTGCTGCTACACGAACATCCACCCTGCTGCGGCGAAAGCGATCGAGGAGCACGCGCCGCAAACGCAGCTCATCGACGTCACCGGCGACGACTTCGCCTACTGGCGGGAAATCCGCACCCGCTGGAACGGCACCGAAGACCTCGTCATCATCGAGCAGGACAACGAGATCCTCCCCGACTCGGTCTCGTCGATGCTCGAATGCGGACACGACTGGTGCTGCTACGCGTACCCGATTTTCCGCAGCCAGCAGCGGCTGCGGTACGGCCTCGGCTGCACCAAAATCTCCGCGAAGGCGCAGCAGCTAGTTAACCCCCGCGGCATCGCCGAAGGTTTCGCGCTCTGCAAGAACTGCAAAGGCAAAGGCTGCTGGTACCACCTCGACGGCCGGATCGCCGAGGTCCTCCGCGGTGCCGGGCTGAAACCTCACGTCCACGGCGACGTGATCCACCACCACAAGTACGACGAGCAGCCCGCCGTCGAGGTCCGCGGCCGGGCGATCGAGCACTACGAGGAGGACTGGGGGAACACCCCGCAGGCGCTGATCATCGCCGACCACTGGCCGCGGAGTGAGCTTTATGCGGTGAACCAGCGACAGGCCATCGCGATCGCTGCGGACCTGGAGCGGCTGCACGGGGAGTACGGCAACGACCCGGAGGAGTTCGTGATGCCCCCGGCGGGGTTCGCGACCGACAAGATTTCCCACGGCTACCTGCCGGTGTACTCGCGGCTGGCGAAGGTGCTGGGCCCGGCGGCGCGGGTGTGTGAGATCGGGGTGGAACGCGGCGGGTCGCTGGACCTGTGGCGGGCGATGTTCCCGCAGGCGACGATCGCCGGGGTGGACCGTAACCCGGAGGCCCGCTGGCCGGAGGGGTCGATCCGGATCGTCGCAGCCCAGGACGACCCGGAGCTGCCGAAGATCCTCGACTCGTACGAGGAAGCGTGGGATCTGATCGTCGACGACGCGTCCCACGACGGGGACCTGACGGAGGCGACGCTGGGCCTGCTGTGGAAACTCGTCTCCCCTGGCGGGTTTTACGTGATCGAGGACTGGTTCGTCGGGTTCGGCAACTACCCCGAGTACGGCGATTCGATGCTCCGGCTGGCGAAGTCGCTGCTGGACCGGCTGGACCCCTTCTACGCCGAAACCATCGGCCACTTCACGGACGTGGAGTCGGTGGAGTACCGGCACGGCATGGCAATCCTCCGCAAACGCGTCTAAAGGGAGAGAAAGAACATGAGTTTCCTGACCGGCACCCAGGCCGAGCTGCTGTACTCGATGCCTGCCACTGGCCCTGTGCTCACGGGCACCAACACGGCGACGACCGGCGGGACCCAGTACCTGATCTCGCAGCAGGGCACCTCGACCGGTCCCGCCTACCAGCTGCCCGCCTACTTCTTTTCCGACAGTTACGGGACAGGGAAGTCGGTCCTGGTCCAGGGCGGAGGGACGATCATCGGCGGCCCGGCGACGTCGACGACGAAGTTCGCGCTGTACGCGGACACCACTCTCGGCACCCAGGGCACCCTGCTGGCATCCACGGGCGCGTTCTCCCCGGTCGGGACGACCGTGTCGCAGAACGCGGCGTTCATGTTCGAGGTACTCATGACCTGCACCTCGGTAGGCACCGCCGGCACCCTGAACGTGATCGGCCGCCTGTTCACCGGCCAGTCCGGGAACACGGCGACGGCTGCGACCGGGGTGACGGTGCTGATGAACTCCGCCGGGGGGAGCCAGCCGACGTTCAACAACGCGACGGCGTACTACCTGGACTTGTACGCGAACTTCGGCGCGACCACCACCACCCAGACGATCACCCTGACAAACCTGCTGGTCTGGGGCCTCAACTAGGCAGACCCGGCACGGGTGCCCGGACGTAGAGAGGGGAAGCCTGTTTTCAGGAGGTAGCGGTGCCCGGCGGCGCCTGAAAAGTTGCGAGGTGATTGACCCCCAGCCGGGGTGACGGCATTGCGGCGGCACCGCCGCCGCCGCAGAAGGGGGCATCGGAATGGCTCCCTCGCTGGTTCAGCCGGTCGTCGCTAACAGCGCGACTGGGAACACTGTCACCGTCACACTAGGTTCCCCGACGACGGCGGGTAACTGCCTGATCGTCCTAATCGGCGACACGGGCTCCAGCACGGACGGGACGCCGAGCACGGTCACCCTCGGCGGCGTAGCGGACAACTTCGCGGCGCTGGCGACGCAGGGAACGGGCAGCAGTCACGCCATTGTGGCGGCGTGGGCTGATCCGGACTGCGCGGGCGGCCAGACGTCGGTCGTGGTGACGACGACCGGCGGCTCAGGCACCGAGCACCTGTTCGCGTGGGTGTTCGAGTTCTCCGGGCTGGCCACCTCAAGTCTGCTGGACCAGTCCGCCACGTTCAACTCATCTGGTTTCGTCTCCTCGTGGAGCATCGGCCCGACCGCCACCACCACCCAAGCGTCCGAGGTCTGGTTCGGTGTCATCTGCGGGAACGCGAGCAGCGGCAGCGCCACTTTCGCAGGCCCGTCGTCGCCGTGGATCAATGCGACCGAGCAGAACATCAGCGCAGCGCAGGCGCTGTGCGGCTATCAGATCGTGTCGGCGACAGGCACAGCCACCTATTCCGGCACCGCGAGCCCCACCAGCACGGGCGAAGGTCTAGTTGTCACGGTTAACGCAGCGCCGCCTTCGGCGCCGTCGCCGATGGCGCAGAACGCGCTGCCAGGGCAGACGTGGCAGCGCGCATTCCAACATCGGCAGCAGCCCGCGACGCTGTGGCTACCGAACGGCTCAGCCCCGGCAGCAGTCGCCGCGACTGGGGTCCTGAACGCCACCGGGGCCAAGAACGCCACCGGATCGTCTGCCATCGCCGCGACCGGGTTGCTGGCGGACACCGGCGTCAAGAACGCCACTAACAGCGGCGATGTCAGCGGCACCGGGACCCTTGCCGACACCGGCACGCACGCGGGCACCGGAACGGGCACGGTCACAGACACCGGGACTGTGGCCCCGTCGGGTTCCGGCGGCGACACCCCAGTCCTGCCGCTGCGGGCGCAGGCCGGGCAAACCTGGCGTCGGCAGTTCCAGCATCCGCAGCAGGTCCTGCCGCAGCCGGCGAACGCCGCTGCGGCGGCCACGGTCGCAGGCACCGGCAGCCTCAACGACACGGGCGTCAAAGCCGCGACAGGGTCGTCGGCGATCAGCGGGACCGGGTCGTGCACCGGTGTCGGTGTCAAGAACGCGTCAAGCGCCGGTGCGGTCACCGCCACAGGCAGTGTTGCCGGTGCCGGCTCAGGCGGCGACACGCCTGTGCTGCCGCTGCGGGCACAGCCTGGGCAGACATGGACACGGCAGTTCCAGCACCGGCAGCAGCCGGTGGTGTTCACCCAGCCGTCGGTCAGCAGTCCGTCGGCGATCTCGGGCACCGGGGCGCTCGCCTCGTCCGGCGCCAAGGCCGCCACCGGATCCTCCGCGATCTCCGGTACCGGCGTCCTCGCCGGCAGCGGAGCCAAGAACGCCGCCGCCGCGGCCACGGTCACCGCCACCGGCAGCCTGGCGGCCGCCGGCACGCACGCCGCAACCGATGCGTCCGCGATCTCCGCCACCGGGACACTCACCGACACCGGCAGCCACGCCGGCAAGGGGACGTCGCTGGTCACAGCGGCCGGCGTCATCATCGCCAACCCCCCCGCACCGGTCCCTGTCATCCCCCCCGGCACGGTCACCATCACCCCAGCCGGGCCGAATGCCGCCACCGTGGCGATCACTGCAGCCGATCCGAACTCTGCGACGGTCACGATCGCCCAGTACTAGACCCCGGGAAGCGAGGCTGCTATGTCCGTGAGGGTCAACCTGCAACCGGGTTGCACCGGATTCAACATGCAGGACGGCACCTCCTACACCGCAGCCCGGCCCGGCGGGCACGTCACCGTCTCCGACGAGCACGCGAAAGCGATCCGGTGGAACGTCGGCGGCGACGCCGGCCTGACCGGGCACGCCGGCTTCCGGCAGTTCATCGGCACCAAAAACGGCCGATGGTGCCAGCCGTGCCGGAGAGTCTGGAACCGGTGGAACTCCGTTTGCGTGAAATGCGGCGCCGAGACAATTCCTGAATCGGAAATGTCCGCCTGACACCTATCAGCCACAGCCCCGGCAGGCCGCCTGCTGGGGCTTCTCCATTGAAAGGACGTGAGTCCAGCGACCATCTACGCCGCGAGCAGCCTTTCCTACGTTGCTCTCAGCGCCGCTCACGGAGGCTGCGGAAACCCGCACCGCCGACCCGTCGAGCACGGCGCACCAGCCAAACTGTGGGCACTCACCTGCCCCGCATGCGAAAACCACCTCCGCGGCGACCCGCTGTGGTCGCCGACGATCTCCGAGATCCCCGAAACTTACGACGAGAAGATCGCCCGCGAAGACTACGAAACCCGCGGTGCGAAGGACCGGGACTACATCCAGGCGCTCGCGCTGGCCCGGATCGCCGGGGTCGAGATCCCCGAATCTCTGACCCGTGTCCTGTCCGGCGCGATGGCCCACGTCCCCGGCCAGCTGCTATGCCCGGCCGGGCACGCGAACCCGGCGGGAAAGAAGTTCTGCGGCGACTGCGGCCAGCCTATGCACGGCGAGCCCGCTGCTGCCGCGATCGAAGGCCCCGAGACGAGCTTCCCGCTGAACCTGACACCGCGCGACGACCCCGGCGACGCCGGCGCGGATCCGGCGTCCCTGAACTTCCGCCAGCTCCGCGCCGCCCTGGCCGCGCGGGGGCTGCCACAGGCGGGCAGCAAAGCGGAACTGCTTGAGCGGCTGCGGCAGTCCGGGGCGAAGGCCGCAGCGTAGGGGATGCGGCACCGGGGCGGCTTCGGTGAGTGCGCCCGCTGCGGCACCCGTAAACGCGGCAGCCGCCCCGCCTCATCGGCGCCGGTCGCCGACTGCGCCGAATGCCATCAGCCGGTGTGTAAACGCCACGCCGTCTGGAACTCCGCCCGCGAAAGCTACGTGTGCAGCAAATGCTCCCGGAACAGCACCCGGCGAGAGGGGCCGTGAAAAACGGCCCCAAGCCGCCCAGCATGTGCGACACGCCTAGATGCTCGCTGAGGAGGTGATGTTGCGTGTCAACACCGCTACCCGTCGGTCCTTTGACACCGTATTTAAGTAACGCCCGGATTGTTGGTTTCGGCTCCGACCGGAATTAGTTGGAGTACCATTCCCCCAGGTCAGGGCGTCACCCCGGCGCAGCGGTACGCGGAGCAGCTGAACATCTGCGCGCGGGCCACCACCCAGGCCGACCAGTACTGCAACCAGATCCTCCGCGCCACCACTGACGTGGAGACGCTGCACGGGCCGGACTACCGGGCCACGGTGCAGACCGGCTCCGGGCTCGGCCGGCTCATCCTGCAACGCTGGCCGATCCTGGACGTGGTGTCGGTGCAGGTGTCGCCGAACACGTTCCCCCGCTCGTGGACCACCGTCCCGTCCGGCTATTACGCGCCGGAGGTGCCGGTAGTCGGCCTGTACGGGTCGGTCGCGCCGTCGTCGGCGGGTGAGGGCGGGCAGGCGATCCTGGTCCAGCAGGGCTACCTGAACTGGGCGCTCGGCCGGAACGGGTACGTGATCCAGATCCAGTACGTCAACGGCTGGCCGCACTGCTCCCTCACCGCGAACGCCTCAGCCGGCGCGGGGTCGGTCACGGTGGATGACTGCACCGGGTGGGCCCTCACCGGTGCCGCATCGTCGCAGGCAGGGGCGACGGGAACCGTCTACGACACCGGGGGCCTGCAGGAAACGGTGCAGGTCACGGCGTCGTCGGTGACGTCCGGGCCGGGGACTTTGACGCTGGCGTCGGATCTGCAGTACGCGCACGAGGCGGGCACGCTGGTGTCCACGTTGCCGGCGTCGGTGCAGTGGGCGGTGATCCTGTTCGGCACCGCCCAAGCACTCACCCGCGGTGCGACGTCGACGACGATTCACCAGATCCCGGGCGGGTCGGGTGGTGCGGGCGCGAAGGGCCCGGAGGACATCACCGGCGAGGGCGAGTTGTTGCTTCATCCGTATCGCAGAACCATATAAAGGTAGTAGTGGGTGCAGGAGTAAATCTGTTACGCTCCTAGTCATGGGCAACTATCCGAAGACTGAGGGCGAGTGCTCGGCGGACGACTGCACCAAGGTGCCATTCCGCCGGGGACTATGCACGACCCACTACTCGCGTATGCAGAAGCATGGGAACCTGACGACCGTTCTCAAGCCCGGTAAGCCACGGGAGCTAGCGGCCTGCTCAGTTGACGGCTGCGAGACGGACGCTGTAGCGCGCGACTTGTGCGCCAAGCACTACCAGCGGTGGGCGAAATTCGGTGACCCGCTGATCGTCAAACTCGACCGCGAGATCAGCGACGTGGATCGCTTCTGGTCCAAGGTCAACAAGGACGGCCCGGTACCGGAGCACGCGCCGCACCTCGGGCAGTGCTGGGTATGGACAGGCGGCCTAGCAGATGGCTACGGGGCATTCTCCATCAAAAACCGCCAGTACAAGGCGCACATCCTGTCGTACACGTGGGCGAAGGGCGAGATCGCCGAAGGGCAGGAACGCGACCACCTGTGCCGCAACCGGGCGTGCGTCAACCCTGATCACCTGGAAGCGGTCACGCACTGGACGAACGTGGCACGCGGCATCTCGCCGCATGGCACGAACGCCGTCAAAACTCACTGCCCGCAGGGTCATCCGTACGACGAGGCGAACACCTACTACTACCGGGAACAGCGACACTGCCGGGAGTGCGCGAGGCGCAGAACCCGTGAGTGGTGGCAGGCCGGAAAACGGCGAACTATTTGATCTTGGCTGGTTAGGGGGTTGCCGTGTCGTGTGGCGCCACCATCACCAAACGGGCCGCGAAAGCCGCCACCAAGAACGTCCACGTGGCCAAGCTCGCGGTGCATGTCGCCACGCGTAAAGGTGCTACCACCAAGAACTCGTCACCGAAGCGGGTGAAGGCGGCGCCGCCGAAGAAGGCGAAACCGCCGTCGAAGAAACGCGTCCCTGCCAAGACGGCGAAGTCGAAGGGGACGCAGCACTGGGGCGCGGCGGCGAAAGCCAAAGCGCACGCGAAGGCCCACGCGACCGCCTCAGCGACCGCGCGGGCCACCGCATCCGCCCACGCGAAGGCCACAGCGTCGGCGCACGCGAAAGCGACAGCGTCCGCGCACGCGAAGGCCACTGCGGCGGCGACGGCTAAGGCGACCGCCCGGGCGACGGCGCGGAAAACAGCCGCCGCGCACGCCGCCGCGACCGCCTCCCATACGGCGAAGATGCGGGCCCGCAACACCCACGCCACGAGAGTCCACTGCCAGGTGGAGACCCGCAGGCAGACGGTGCGGGCGATAGCGATCCGGAAGGGCCCGAGCCGGGGGTGGGGGCTGCCGTGGCCCACCGCGCCCACGGCGGCGACCTCGACGCGGAAGGCGCGGGCGAGCACGGCGGCCAGGGCACGGCTGTGACGCAGCGGGGAGGTAGCCGCTGATGCCTATCGCATCAACACAGGCCTATATCCAGTCGCTGCTCGACGGCCTCCCGATGCCCGGTAACGCGCCGGACATGGTTGCTTTTATTACGCCGCCGGACCCGAATGTGGAAGCCGGGCCGCCGACCGCTTACATTTGGCCGGTCGACGGGAACGAGTCCCGCAATCCGGCGTCGGGTGGCGCGATCCCCCGCAACACCGGGCCGGGCACGGCGGCGGGGCGGAAACCACTAGAACACATGATCGACATCTATGTGGTGTTCTTCTCCCCCGACGACGACCCCGACGCGGACGCCCAGTTCCCCGGCATCATCGACGCCGTCATGGACGCCCTCCGCACCTCCGCGAACCCGGTCGTGGTGACGGACCCGTACACCGGCCTGGAAACCCAGCTGATCGACGTCGGGGAAAGACTCACGTACAGGATCACGATTAACGCGCTCGCTGACCAGGCTTTCAACCGCTACGACGGTTTAGTGACCGCGCCGGTGCTTGAGCTTTTGCAGGCCTGACCCCGCCTATCCCTCCTGAACGGAGCTGTGTGCCTGACCTCTTTCTCTACGTGGGACAGCAGCCCTACATGTACCCCGCCTACGTGGACGCGGACACCGGGAAAATGCTGATCCCCGACCCCGGCCGCAGCTACCGGATCCGGGCCGTCGACGGCGGCCAGGTCCCCCCGCCGGACGGCCGGTGGACCCCGGTAACGACACCCCCAGCGCCCCCGCCGTGGCAGGCGGCGGTGAAGCCGCAGGTCAAAGAGTCAGCACCAGTCACCCCGACGCAGGAAGGCGCATAAGCCATGTCCAACACCCCGCCAGGTGTCGCCCCCTCATCTAGGTCCTGGCTCGGGCTGGCCCGCGAGCTCACCGCCGGCACCCCCGTCGCCCCGACCAACACCATCCCCCTCGACGCGAAGTCCTACAAGCCCGAGGACGTGCCGAAGTTCCTCCCGGATGAGGCGATCCGCGGCAGCATGGCGATGCTGTACAACGAGATCATCGGCGTCGAGGACGCCACGTTCTCGTTCGGCGGCCCGAACTTCCTTGATGTGCACGGGTTCATGCTGGACAACGCCTTCGGTGACCTGTCCACGACCGGGTCGTCGCCTGCCTCGGCGACGACGGTGACGAACGCGTCGGCGGTCGGCACCACCTCGGTGGTGGTCGCGGCGACCACCGGGTACTCGGCGGGGACGAACGCGCAGATCGACTCCGGCTCGATCTCCGAGGTGGTGACGATCACGAGCGTCGCGGGTGGTTCGCAGCTGAACTTCGCGTCCAACCCGCTGCGGTTCGCGCACGGCTCCGGCGCCGCAGTCCACTCCGTCACCGGCACCTACAAGCACACGTTCGCGCTGCTCAACCAGACGCTGGGCTATGGGGGGCTGGCGGGTGCGCAGCCGCCGACGCACACCCTGACGGACAACACGTACCTGACCCCGACGGTGTATGCCCGGTCGTACCCGGCCGCCTGCGTCTCGAAGATCGACTTCACGGGGAACGCGGAACAACTGCTCGACGTGAAGTTCTCGGGGAATTCGTGGCTGTCCGCCCCGGCCGGCGGCGGCACCACCGCACCCACCAACACCGTCTCCAGCGTGGTGCCGGTGGCGGCGTGGGAAGCGACCGTGTCGATCGGCGGCACCCAGATCTACGACATCGGCGAGTGGGCCATCAACGTGACCCGCAAGCTGCAGGTGTACTACACGGCGCAGGGCTCGCAGACGCCGTTCATCATCGCTCGGGGTGATCTGGGGATCGCCGGGTCGATGAACTTCACCGTGCCGTCGGATGAGACGGCGCTGAACTACATGCTGAACAACACCCAGCCGTCGGTGCAGATCTCGATCACCAACGGGCTGTCGGGCACCAGCAACCTGACGCTGGTCTACAACTCGACGAAGGCTGCGTTCATCAAGTCCGCCCCCGACCGGAACGCAGTTTTGGTGGGCTATCAGAACAGCTGGGATGGGGTCGCGAACGCGACCGATGTGGGCGGCTCGGGCGGCCTTGGCCCAGGAACGTTCACTCTGAGCAACAATATACCCACGTACTGATTACGTAGGGTAATCATTCTTATCTACTGGAGCCGCACATGCGCATTGACCTACCCTCGGGCGCTTGGGTCGAGATCCGCGACCAGCTCAAAGCCGCCGACCGGTTCGCCACCCAAAACAGCATCACCTTCACCCTCGATGACGGGAAGGTGAAGCAGCCCGGCGGCCTCACCAACTCCGTGAGGAATGCCCTCCTTGAGCGGATCATCACCGAATGGTCGTACACCGAGCAAGGCATCCCCATCCCGTCGAAACACGTCGCCGGCGCGGACATCATCGGTGAGGTGATGGACATCGACGACTACCAAGAACTGTCGGACGCTGTTGAGCCTTTGGTGCAGAAGGTGAGCTGGGGAGCCCCAAACCGCAAGACGGCCTCGCCGGGCTGACGAACTACCTGTACTCGGCCGGGACGAAGGGCGCGATGCCGGCTGGGATGCCGAAGCATCTGCTGCAGGCGGAGTGGTGGGCGGACACGTATGGGTGGACGCCGGATCAGGTGGGGGATTTGCCGTTGGAGGCGTTGGAGTGGTTTCCGGTGATCCGGCAGGCGAGGCAGCAGGCCGCTAATTTGCACGCCAGTAAGAACGCGCCGAGGGTGCGGGGACGCTGACTGGGGGTGGGTCGCGGTGACGGTGGATGAGCTTCCCGCCATGTTCGAGGGAATCGCGGCCAAGGTGACTGATGCGGCTAAGCCGGCAGTGAAGGCGATGGCCGACACCTTTCAGGACTATGTGGTGCGGGAGCTGAACCGGTTCCAGGTGTCGATCGGCATGTACGGGACGCCGTCGCCGGCACATATCGGGCCCCCTGCGCACCGGTCAGGGAAGCTGGCTGGGTCGGTGCTGGTGCAGCCGGGGGCGTCGGGCGGTGGGGTGGCGACGGCTTCGGTGGCGCCGCACACGATCTATGCGCGGACGCAGGAGGTCGGGGAGATCCACCGTGCCCGCGCGGGCCACTACATGCACTGGATCAACTCGGGCGGCGAGTGGTGGAGGAAGACGGTTGACATCCCCGAGCGGCCGTATATGCGGCCGGCGCATGATGCGACGATCGCGAACGGGTCGCTGACGCGGGCGGCGATGGCGGCGTTTATGAAAACAACGGGACTGGGCTGATCAGGGGTGGCAGACCTTCCCGACATTGAGCAAAGTTTCACCGCAGATGTGACCAGGTATGTGGCGGCCATGGAAGTCGCTGTCGCGGCGACGCAAGCACTTAAAGACGAGATCGACTCAGTGCCGCGTGTGATCGACATCGTGGTCAACCTGGACAAGGACGCGATCCCCGGTCAGCTAGCCGAGATCAAGGAGGAAGTGCAGGCCGCGACTGCGGACATGCCTGTTGACGCCGACCTGGACCCGGGGTCGCTGGCGAAGATCGAGGACGAGATAAAGTCGGCGACCGGGGATGTCCCTGTCGAGGCCGACCTTGACCCGGCTTCGCTGGCGAAAATCAAAGCCGCGCTGAGCAGCCTGTTCGCGAACATCCCGGCGACGCTCGATGAGGATCAGGTAGATGAGGCGATCCTCCGGATCAAATCCGAGTTGCAGGCGCTGGAAGCGGATATCCGTTCCGGTGTTGACGAGCCGTCGCTGGCTGAGGCTATCGCCACGATCAAGGCCGCGCTGGCGACGATCAAGGAGAATATTCCGGCTGTCGCCGACACGGAATCGGTGATCGCCGCGATCAACCAGATCCAGGCGATGCTGACCGCAGCGAAACCGACCGAGACGATAGAGGCCAAGGTCGACCAGGCCAGCGTCGCGGCTGCCGCGAGCGAGATCGGCGCCTTGACAGATGCGCTGAACAAGCAGGCCGGCGCTGATGATGCTCTCGCGGCGGCGGAGGCCCGGCTGAACGCCTTCGAGGAGGCTGGTCTCGCTGCCGCGAGAGCCCGTATAGCGACGACTTCGCAGCAGGCCGCGGCTGACCAGGCCGGTCTTGCCGTTCTCAGGGAGATTTCGGCGGCGCAGGCGGCGGCGGCGAGCTCGGATCAGGCTCTGGAGGTCGCCCACGAGGGCGTGACCAGGGCGGCGGTGGCTGAGGCGGCGGCGGCCCGGCTGGTTGTGGACTCGAACGAGCAGATGGCCAGCGGTTTCGCGCCGCTTCTCACGTCGGTGCGGGGCTTGGAAGTAGCGCATGAGGGTAACGCTGCCGCAGCGGTGGCTGACGCATCGGCGGCGAAGTCGTGGGCTACTGCGCTGGCGGCGGCGCTGGTCCCGCTTCCGCAGCTGGCTTCGGGCACGAAAGCCGCCGGGGACGCCGCGACCACGGCCTCCAACAGTTTCCGGTTGTGGGGCACGGGGCTGGCGGTCACCGGGAACATGATCCACTGGATTATCGCCGGCGGATTCGAGCTGCTCGCAGTCACGGCCCCTGCTGCGGTGGCGCTGGTGTCGGCCGCGCTGACCGGGATGCAGGGCGCGGCGGAGAACGCCGGCCGGCAGATGGAGGCGCTGCAGACCAGCACCGAAGCCACCTCGCAAATGCTGGGCGTAACAGCTGGGCAGGCGCTCGGGCTGAAAAGCGAGCTGCAGGCCGCTCAGGACGCGGCGAACCCCGGCGTGTACGAGATGCTCGGCTCGGCCCTGAACGACGCGAAAGAGAACATGACGAACTTCGCGAACGAGGGCCTGCAGGTCATCCACATCATGGACGAGTTCACCGCCAAAGTCACCGTTGACCTGCGCGGATCCCTCGGCAGTGAACTTAATCAGCTTGTCTCCGGCGCGGTGTCGGACCTGACGAACCTGGGCCAGGTCCTCGGGAACCTGGGGCATGCGTTCATCAACCTGGCGGCGGACATGCCAGGCATAGCTGAAGTGATCCTGAAGATCGTGGCCGCTTTCTCGCAGCTGATCGAGTGGGTCACCGAGATCCCGGCGCCGATCGTCACGACTGTGATGGCGCTGGAGGAGTTCGTCCGCTGGGGCGGGCTGGTGGTGAACCTCGCGGGCCAGCTGGCGGGTGGTTTCGCGAAGGTGGTCGGCGCGGCCGGGAACGTGGCGGGTGCCATGTCCAAGCTGGCGTCGGATGGCAGTATCGTCGAGTCCGCGTTCAAGGGCATTTCTAGTGGCGCCACAGCCGCTGAAGGCGGCCTGAACGAGTTCAAGGGCGCGGTGACCGGCGCCAAGAACTCGACGCTCAAATTCAAGAACTCGCTGTCGTTCTTCGCGACGAATCCGTTCGGGTGGGCGATCGTCGCCGGCGCCGCGGTCGCCGCGCTGGGGGTGTGGCTGGCGAAGGCGCAGACCCCGTCGGAGGCGCTCGCCGCGTCGTTCACGAAGATGACGCAGGCCGCGACAGGGCTGGACAAGATGAACGTCCTCGCGTCCGGCATCCAGGCGGTCGGCAACAGCGCCAACCAGTCGGCGCAGAGCATCAACCACGCGTCGACGGCGATGACGGCGCTGGCGATGGCCGCGCAGACACCGGTGCTCGGGAATTTCGGGAACGTGATGACGAACCTGGGGATCCGCACCCAGGGTGTCACCACGGATCTCAACGCCGCCTCGATCGGCCTGAACGCGTTCGGCGGCCCCATCGGGCAGGTCACCTCGATGGTGACCAAACTGTGGGGCTCGTTCACCGGCGCGTCGACCGCTGTCAAGAACATGCAGGACGCGGACACGGGGATGCAGGCGCTGCGGACCCAGATGCTGAACGTGGTGTCCGGCGCGGCGACGGTGGCGCAGATGACCGGGACCACCCTGCCGCAGGCGATGGGTGTCGCATCCATGGCCGGGGTGGACCTGACCAAGTCGATCCAAGGCAACTCGTCGGCGGCGGTGATCGCCCGGCAACAGATCACGAACCTGCTCACCGGCTATCAGGCGATGGACCAAACCGGGTCGATCCTGGCCGAGGACATCAACGCGGTCAACTTCGGCCTGCAGTTGCAGGGCACAGAGGTTTCCAAGCTCAACCAGGGCTGGGACACCTACATCTCGACCTTGACCGGCGGCACGAGCGCGCTGGGGTCGTTCAACACAGACCTGCAGCAGATGGGGAACGCGGTAGACAATTCGACCAAGGCGTTCCACAACTTCTCCGGTAACACGACGCTGTCTTTCAGCCAGATCGCTTCGGCACTGAAGTCGTTTTCCGGTAACTCGGCGCAGGTGTGGCAGAACTTCGACCAGGCGGTCACGCAGGCGAACACGACGATGGATCAGCTCCGCAACGAGGCCGCAGTCGGGGCGATCAGCCAGCAGCAGTATTCGGGCGCGATCAAAGGCGTCGTCGCCGAACTGATCCCGTACGCGTCGCAGTCGAAGATCGCGCAGGAGACCCTGATGGGCCTGTACAACGAGTCAGGGCAGAATGTCACCTCGTTCGGCCAGCTCAAATCTTCGGTCGGTAACACCAAAACCGCGCAGGCGGATCTCAACAACGCGGTCGCAGCCGGCGTGACCAGCATGGCGAACCTGAACCAGGCGGTGGCTGGCTTCTCCGGCACCCTGAAATCGGACGCGGTCGCCGCCATGGCCAGCGGCGCGGCGAACATGGGCCAGTTGTCGTCGCAGACGCAGGCGTTCACCCAGGCCGCACAGAAAGCCGGCAGCGTCACCGGACAGGCCGCTACCGACCTGCAGACCCTTGACCAGCACATGTCGGCGCTGGGGTTCACCACCCAGGACATCACGGCGATGAACGAGAACCTGGGGAAGCAGTTCGGGTTGACCACCACCCAGGCGAAAGCGCTGGCGACGCAGGCGACGGCGACGAAAACCGCGCAGGACGAACTGACAACGTCGACGGGGAACCTGACCGCCGCGCAGCTGAACAACGTCCCGCAGGTGAAAGCTGTCACCGCAGCGCTGCAGGCCGCGCACGTCCCGACCACGACCATCACCACGGACGAGAACAACCTGATCACCGCGTACAAAAACCACGGCGCCGCGTCCCCGCAAGTCGAGGCCGCCCTCACCGCGATCACGGGCCTCCTGAACAGCGCGCACGTCCCCACCAGCACCCAGACGTCCCTCATCAACGCCCTCACCGCCGCGCTGAAAGGCATCCCGGCCAGCGTGTCCACCACGGTCACCGAGACCGGCACCGGCGAGTACACGATCTCCGGCGGGGTGCTCACCGCCGCCGGCGCGGCGGCGCAGCCAACCAACCCCAGCAGTCTGCTGACCCCAGCGTCCGGCG